AAGTCCCCGCGCCGCATATCCTCCGAGCACGAGACGACGAACACGTTTTCATGCTTCGACGCGTAATCGTGCGCGGTCGTCGTCTTGCCGATGCCGGCATTCCCGACTACCCACGAGACGTTCTGATTCGCCTGCGCGTCGGAGAGCAGAACCGACAGCTCCCGGTAGGCGGTCGTTTCGCAGACGGCCCACTCCTCCGGATTGATCGGGGAGACCAGTGACCGAATGCGCAGGAACATCTCGTCGCTGATATTGTCGAACTTGCCGTTCAGAATCGCGCTGACCGTACCCGTGCTCAGACCGAGCGAATTGACCGCCTTGTTCTGGCTGGGATATTTGGACACATACGCCTGAAGCTGCGTCTGGACGGTCTGTTTCTCTTCGAGTGATAACTGTTTCATGTCGATATGGTTTTAAGATTTACATTCTGCTGAAAATGGCCGTCGGGTCGAAATCCATGTTGCTGACGGCTTTCGTATATTCGCCGACCGCAAGTGGTTCGGTCGTCGCCTCGACCGGTACGGCCACCATTGCGTCGGCCAGCCGCTCGTACTCTTTTTCGCTGATGCCTTTGAGGGACGGAGTCCGCAGCCCGTGCTGTTCCGGAGCGACGCCGTGTTCCAGCTCCAGCGCGTGCGCCTCGATCTGGCGGCGAACCCGCTCGCGCTTGTTCGCATCGTCGTTGAACCGGATCAGCTCCATGTCGCCCGGCCGCTGCTCCTGAATGTTGCGGCGGATCGAAAGGTAGGGATAGGCCACCGTCTCGTAGCGCAGCCCCATCGGAGTTCGGGTGTAGAGCAACGCCCGATCCATGCGCTGCGGGTCGAACTTCACGAAGAACTCCCGGCCGGTATTATCCCGGCGCCATTCGTAGTCCGGACGACCGTCGGCGGTCAGCACCTCGTAGGTGTACTTTCGGTTTCGGTATTGGATCGTGATGCCGTCGGCCGTGAACAGGCTCGGCTGCTCGGTCGTCAGCCAGAACAGATCGATCATGTCGAACTCCGTAACCGGATCGGTGGCCGGATTAACGCTCGCACGGTACATCTCCTCGTGAGCGATCCCCGTCCGGTAGTGCTTCATCGCATTCCACTTGCGGCGAGCCGCAGCGTAGGCCGCCAGCATCTCCTCGTAGGTGAACAGCTTCTCCTTATTCGCCTCGAGGAACTCCCGATTGATCTTCCACGCCTCCTTCGAGGAGATGTTGCCGCCCGTGAATCGCCAATCCTCATGCAGCACCTGCTGCTGGAACCGGCCGAAGGCAGACTCGATGCTCTTCGACGGGCCGTTGTACGGCGCCGTCGGCCGATTGATGCGGCAGATGTTCGCGAAGAACTTCTGCGCGATCTTGCTCCGCTGGCCGCCCTGATTGTCCGTGACGATCTCGTAGGGCTTGCAGCCGGCCGTCTCGATGGCCATGCGGAAGGCGGCGAACTGCGCGTCGAAGTTCTCGCTGGCGCTGACCGAGTAGCCGAGCAGCGTTTCGCTGTAAGCGTCGATGACCTCATAGACCGAGACCGTGCGGATGACGGTCTTGCCATTCTCTACCGCCTTGTAGAACAGGTTGAGCTTCGTGCCGTCGCCGTACCACAGCGAGTCGCGCATGGTCGGCATCTCGGTCTTGTTGCGGCGGGCGTAGAGCTGCTTGGCTGCCAGCTCGCCATAGACGGCATCGTACCACAGCGGCTTGACCTCCGGCCGTTCGAGGTATTGAACCAGCGATGACTGCGAGGCGAGCGGCTTCCATCCGCGGCGCTCGGCGATGCGGTTGAACTCCTCGAAGAGCTGCTTGGTCGTGTAGACCGGAACCCGGCAGCGGCGCAGGGCGACGATCTGACGCCCGGCCGCTTTGGTAATTTTCAGCGTATTTGCGTTGCAGAACTTACCCGACACGAGGCAGGCGTAGCCCTCCTTGCGGTACTGTCGGAGTTTGTCGCGCAGGCGGGCCTCGCTTTTTGGGAGTGTGTGTCCGTAGGCATCGCGCAGCTCCTCGGCGGCGGCGAAGATATTCGACCAGACGACCGGCGTGTTGTTGTTGCGCGCGCGGCGCATCGCCTTCTGCGTGTTGAACATCTCCAGCAGGGCGTTCAGTACCCGGGCGTTCGTCGTGTATTCCGTTTGCTTCTCCTCGGGCAGATGCTCGCCGCTGGGCAGCAGGTGGTCGTGGTAGAAGCGCTGCGCCTCAGCGTCCATCGCAAGCGGCATTTCGTCCTGTTTCATTGTCTTCTCGGGATCACCGTATTTTTCCTCGAAGCGGATGCGGAACCGTTCCGGCAAGGAGCGGTACTCGATCAGAGCATACGATCCGAGTCCCTTGCCCGGACGTAGAACATTTACCCGGTTCCGCGTCACGAGATGATCGTAAGCACTACGACTCATTACCGCTTCGCCATCGTCCGACCGTGTCAGCTCGTGCATCGTTACTGCTATCGTATTTCCGAAATATTCCATCACTTCGTTGTTCTTGATCCCGCGCCGGCATCGCTCCGGACAACACCTCCGCGTTCGCGGGAAACCGACCTACTCCCAAATTTCGCCTATCTCATCAGCGGCCTCCGATACTTGATCCCTGACACTCTCGAGCGTACTGATTGCACTTTGCATTTTCTCGCCGCGTTCCGAATCCTGAAAGGGCTCGGGGAGATTGTCGTAAGCGGCCCACTCTTCATCGCAAAGAATATCCAAACGTTCGTAGATATCTTGCAGCTCTTCTCGAATCGCCTGAAGCTGTTTACGTCGGTTGTTATTCATCGTTTACTCATTTAATGAATCCGTGAGGCTTTGAGCCTCGAATACGATATTGCCCCAGTCGCAAATCTTGACGTCGGAGAACGTTTTCACGGAACAACCGTTCCGGCTGATATCAGCCGTGCTTGTGGCGTTGTCGAACTCTACTCGAACGCCGTTCGAGAAAGTCTGAATAATCCGCCGCACGCCGCTGGCATCATGCTCGAAATCGGTCTCGCAATTCGGCATGAAACCGTTCGTGACATCGACCTCGCTCATCACGCGACCACCGTCTTGCAAGGCCATGCGGCGAATCTTTTCCGCCAGCGCGCTCTGGGTCTGGAACGTCAAGGCAGACCACAGCGTCACACGGCTTACGCCCAACGCCCGACGGATGCGAGCCTTCTTGGCTGTTGGTAATTCGATATATTTCATCTCTGTCCTGTTTTAGTTTGGTTCTACATATTAGTCGGCCAACTTCTCTTCGAGATACCTTACATCTTCCTCCCAAAGGGGAAGCCCGCTCTTGATCTTGTATAGTGTCGCTGCTTTTCTCCCGATGAGCCTGACCGCTTCACGATAGAAATCCGTATCGTCATAGGCAGCAGCCTTGCCGAGGAGGAATTCCGCGAGGCTCGTTCGGTTCTGACGGGCGTCGTCCAGCTCGTTATTACGCTCCTCGAGCATGCCGTTCAAAACCGTAATGCGTCGATAATATTCCGCTACGATGGCGCTCGATCCGTGTTTCTTATACTCTGTACAGAACTGATCCTTGTCCATGTTCCCCGCGGCCATATACATAGCCTCTATCCGTGCGTACTCTTCCGATGTAACCGTTTTGCCCGTCCGATCTTCAAATTCCTGCTGTGTCATAATTTCAGTTATTTAATTCTATTTGTATCATATCGAGAATGTTGCTGGTCACCATGCTATTGACCGCCAGAACTGCGCTACCGATACCGTTCTGTTGCATCCAGCGCTTCGCCCGGTTCATTGCGGTGACTTTGCTCGAACCATCCGGAATAAATGCATCCAGATCGTCGTAGTCGTTCGTCAGTAGTTGGAACCAATATCGTTTCATCGCCGGGTTATTTTACTTCATTGATGATCGGTCGCAGGGAGCAGCCGTAAGCTGTCACCAGAGCGTCGGACATGCGTTTCACGAAGGAAGCGGACGCTTCGAAAACAATCCCGGATTTCTCCGTATAGCAGAATGCAATACCCCGCGTAATCAGATAAAAGCAGACTTTGTTCTTGCTACTCTGTGTCTGCCACGTTTTTAGTTCCTCTTTCATATCCATGATTCAAAATTTTCACTACCTTTATAGCGCCTTAATATGTTAAGACGATGCAAATATAATACGCAAATGCGAATATTCAAAATAAAACGCGAATAATTTTCGCTTTTGCGAATAATTTTGAAACAATGAATATAAACGCCCGATTTGAAGAGATTATAAATTCCTTATATAAAGGGAATAAGCGAGCATTTGCGCAGAGCGTTGGCATATCGGCAACTGTCGTGGAAAATGTAGTTGGGACTCGAAAAGGAAAACCGTCATATGATGTTCTTGAAAAAGTATGCGCAAATGCGAATATATCCGCCGAATGGCTACTGACCGGCAAAGGTGAAATGCAGCGCGCAGAAGATCGACAGTTGGCCATTCCCGCCATCAAGGAGCAGTTCTCCCTCCGTACAGATCGCACGATTGGAATGCAGAGCGTCCCGCTGTATGAACTTGACGCCACCGCTGGACTGGTGGCCCTCTTCGATGGAACGACCCGACAGGTTCCGGTCAGCCATTTGCAAATTCCCGACCTGCCGCCGTGTGACGGAGCATTATATGTTCGCGGAGACTCTATGTATCCGCTTCTGAAGAGTGGAGACATCGTATTATATAAGGAGATTCCCTATACCGCGAGCAGTATATTATGGGGCGAAATGTATCTACTGTCGTTCACGCTCGATGGCGAAAATTACATCACCATCAAGTACATACAAAGGGCAGACGACGACCGTTTCGTTCGGCTCGTCAGCCACAACCCACACCATTCACCAAAAGAGATTCCAGCAGACTCGATCCGCGCGCTGGCATTAGTAAAGGCGAGTGTAAGGTTCAACACGATGGGATAAAAGTGTTCTCGCGCACTTTTTTCAAACAGCAAACAGCGGCAACTTGAACGGTTGCCACTGTTTTTTAGACGATTATACAAAAATAAGCGATTGAAATTTGTAAAAAGTGTGTCATTAAGGGGGTACATATACCGCCATTTTTCTGCATTTTTGCACGGTTTTGGTAGTTAAAGGTTAGTTTAGGTGCATCTCTTTTTCACGTTTTTGGCAGTCTTAATGGCTGTTTAACGTGGATATTTCGTTTTGAAACACGAAAAAACAGAGGCAGTTTTAACGGCCGTTTTTGTGGCCGTCTAAATCTCAGATCATAGAACATGACTGCCGAAATGGCAGAACGACCTTACTTTGTTTGGTGAGGGTTTGAACGGCCGTTTGAACGATAAAAATACGATACTCGACCGGCGGCATGACGGCCTCACCTATACACGCCTGCCAATGGTTGAAATCGCGGCGCAAACGACCTTCGGCACAAATCCGACCGACGCTTGCAGACATCAAAAAACCTCCGAATTTTGGCCGTTTCTGACCGTTTTCGGAGGCGATGTAACATCAGGGGTCGAACACCTCGTTCAAATCTCGTTCGAATGTAACACGAAAGTAATGTTGAAGTAACATTTGGTTTCGCGGCGCATCTGGGGGTATCGTGCTGCTAACCGTTTGATATATACCGGTTACCTATCTTTCTGTAGCTGCTCTTCTTTTATACATTTGGTTTTATCCCCCGTACTCCGCACAGGGAGGGCTTTGTTCATGTACACGCGGGCGGTATGCCTACTCCTCCACGATGCGGATCGAGAGGATCA